TACCTTTGAACTTCGAGTCCACATCAGACATAACCTGTAGTTCAGGATGATCTTCTGATCTTACCGGAATCCATCCCTCTCTAAAGCTACGAGAGGCGTTAGTGTTATCTGCCTGACCTGCCACGCTGGTACGAATCCAACGAAACCTCCATCCTGGGATAGGATCGGGTACAGGCAAAGCAGACGCTGGAACCCAAGAATCACTTGGGCGAGTTGTACTGCTGCGCTCTTCCGCAGAGCGTTGGGTGGTATCCACCTGTGTTGCGCTAACTTCTTCTGACATAGTAGTCTCCAACGCCGTTTTACTTCTGCTGCTGTAGCTTCATAAAGTGATCGGCGTATTGCTCATTGGTTAAGCCAAACTTTTTAGCGATTTCGGCTTGGCTCGTGGTAAGTCGAACTGAGCGCGGTTTAGCTCCATTGTTCCTTCTAGGGGTTGGAGCGACCACGTTTGTGTTACTGCGAGAAACAGGATTAGATCGACTTACTTCGGCTTGCGCCTCCATTTCTGATCCTGGCTCTGCGAAGGCTTGCGGAAAATTCAGCCGCATCCTTCGATCTACTTCTTTGTAATAAGCATCCTCATTGGTAATTCTTCCACCGCTTCTGCGGCTTAATGAATGATGCGTGGCGTAAGCTGCCGCAGTCATCGCCTCATCGAGCTCTCGTTTCTCAAGCTCTTCTTCTGACATATTTGCCAGTTGTTCTTCCGATAACTCTTCAGTTACGAACCAAGGATTTTCACCCAACCATTGCTCTTGTTTAGCACTAAGCTTTGGAGGAGCTGCTGGTGCTGGTGCTTCGGCCTGCGCCTCAGGCTGAGGTGCTTTTTTCAATCTTGCTGATCGACCTTGTAAATCACGCTGACGTATCTGAGCGTCAGTTAACTTTCTCTGAGCCTCTGCGATTTTTTGAGTATCGCCAGACTCATGTGCAGATTTAAATTCTTCTTCAGCGTTGGCTAATTCCAGCTCAGTCTTTTGAGAGACTGTGTCAACGATAGCTGTCTCACCCTGCCTAAGCAGTTTCTTGAGTTTCAAATTTTCTTCATGAAGCATTTTACTAATGCGTTCATGTTCAGACAGTTGTCTTTCTGCCTCGCCTCTCGCTCTTCTATCAGCGTGATTACGGGCAGTCATCTTGTTTATGCGCTTACGGACTTTTTCTCCGTAGCCTTGAAGCTCTTCTTCAGTGATGTCATCACCATACTCAGAAGACAACTTCTTATCAGGCTTGCGCTCACTCTCTGGCGTATCGTCTATCACCTCTACGACAACCTCTTCATCAGTCTCACCAACCGATGATCGAACCCCAAAGAACTTATCCTCTTGTGAACCTTGCTCCAATTCACTCATACCTTTTTCACACCTCTTGGGTCTTCAACAACAGCTTCTACACTGTCATCGTTTATTAAACGAAACTCTTGGTATTCATCTTCCTCTCCGGTCACCCTAAATCGAGTGCCTGAGTAAGACCTCATCACAATGAAATCCTCTACTTTGCAATATGGACCGCTTGGAAAACGCTTCTCATCACGATAAGCATCCGGTCCCATAGCGAGTACAACTCCTATGATTGAACCGACCTCTTCCATTTCTACGGTTGTTTTTGCCTTGAGAATGCCACCAGACGTTTTCCTGTCTGCGTGAGGTATACCAATAAGTAGTTTATAACCCTTAGGTTCGGGCATTTTTTTCGCTACCCGTTTTTCATCGTTGGTCTCTACACCAACGGATGTTACTTCTGCTAATGCTTCTGTCATTAGTATTTCCTGCACTGGATTGGTGTCCAGAGTCACATGCACCGCTATTTGCGGAGATCAGTCTTGCTCTTCATAGCTTTTCACCATGTCGAGTAATTCTCTTTCTGCAAGCGCGAGACCACTAATGATCCCGCAACAAGTCCTATATTCCTCAATATCTGCACAAGCTCCGGCACTCATATGATCGGCTGTGTCATTCATGTGATCCCTTATCTTCTTTTGAAGAAGTGGGAACAAATCAGCATCAGTCGCCATCGTTTCGGTCCGTTATCTCTCGTGTTCTTTCGTCGATCATAATCTCTCTAGCTATCTCAACGCCTAGTTTTGCGCCCTCTAGCTGATCTTTGGAAGCTATCTTAGCAGACTCCAGCTCTTCCTTGGTGTTTGTTTCCGATATCTTAACACCTAGCTTAGCACCCTCTATCTGCTGACTGGCGGCTAACTTCTCTCTGTCGAAAGCAATCTTCTGCGAAGCCTTCTCCAGGTCAGCCATTATCTTAGCCATATCTGCCTGAGCTTTACTTGAGACCTTCGCAGCCTCTATATCTAGCTCTCTTTGCTGCATTTGCAGCACAGGGTCTTGAGCTTGAGCAGCTATCTGCTCTGCTTCAGCCATCTGTATAGCCTTACCCGTAAGCTGTTCCGCAGCAGGCACTACCAACTGAGACAGCCTGTACTCTATATCCTCCGGCAACGTAGAGTCTAGCGGAGGCAGAGGCACACCCAACTCCTTCTCTATGTCGTTGCGATACTTGTAAGCTACATGCTGAGCTATGTGAGCATTCAAAGCAGCCGCTTTAACCGCGCCATCTGGAGATAGGTTAAGCATCTCTATAATCTTAGGATCATTAAAAGCTGCCAGGTGAATCTTAATGTGAGCATCGTGGTCCTGATAAGGATAAACCTTCACGGGCTCTCCCATCATGATCAGCATATTCTCCGATACTGGATCAGTAGGCGGTATATCATCTTCGTCAGGGATAATCTTGTCAGCATCTTTAATTCCCAAGACCTCAAGCATTTGCCTGTGTAGCAAAGGCAAATCATACATTTGGGGGGCTTGAGCTGCCAATTGCAAAGCAGCCTGATACTGCATGATCCGCTGCGCCATTGTCCCTGCATTGGGATCGCTGACGGGAATAATATCTACCCTGTCATCAAAGTCTTCCGCAGTTACAGCCTGGTCTTCTGTCTCGTAGGGATAATTGATCATCCCTTGCTCAGCTACAATCTGAGAAAGAAGCTTGAGCTCTACCTTCATAGAAGCATGAACACGAGCCTGGACCGCACTGATAACCTTCATCTCGCGCTCTAACAGAGCGAGAGTCGTACCAACTGGAGCCTCTCCGTTGATATCCGCAGCTTTTACGTCAGCCGCAGACGCAAATCTCTTTCCATCCTCCACAATGTTCTGCAACATCTGGTAAAGAACCGAAGAAGGTTCTTTGTACGGAAGGAATGTGATGTTGTCTTTGATTACACCGCCTGGGAGGTCTACATCTCTGAACTCTCCAGGCATGATGGGCGAATTGTCGCCCTTGATCCGCAAACCTCTTGCCTTCAAGCCACCTGGTAGGTTGGCTAACGTGCCAGCGTCAACCAATTGACGCAGCAAAGAGGTAGCAGACTTGGTCAAACCCCCAATCATGTGGGTCAAACCGAATCCATAGAAGCCTAATCCAGGCAAATACTGGTAATGGACGAAATGTTGACGCTTTATCTTGAGATCATCGCCCTCTTTCCAGTTTCTGCGTATGGAAAGTATGGTTGTAGACGATTTATCTACAGTTATAACGTAAGGAAGCCCAATATTTGTGGGTTCACCCTGGTCTAGGTCTTGAAACCCAGCCAAATCTACGTTCACCATCATCTCAAGCAACGTATGACGCTGATCTACCTCGTAATTAGGCGAAAATCCCGTCATCTTTGCGTATTTTTCAGCGATTTCGGTGGTGTCCGGTGAAGGAGCAGGCAATTCTACGTCTGCATACCACCCACTTTGCTGCAATTTCAGCAATTCGTTGGACTCCATCTTCATAACATGGGTACAACGCTCTGCTGTTTCTAAATCTGTGGTCCCATAGTTCACAACAAAGTCTTCTGCTGGAACAAACATGGAACAAGGCCTGCCCAAAGCGTGATCAAAGTAGACTTTTCTGAATGCTGAGCCTGCAATCGGCAAAGAGAACAACAACTTTTCTGTCTCTGTGCGGTATTCGGTCATCTCATTCGTCATGAGATAGTTCAAATACTCCTGAACACGCTCTGCTTGCTTAACTTTTTCCTGAGTCAGGCTACCAATGATCGTAGTTTTGGCTGGACCACTAGCTGGAAAGACCTCCATGATCGTTTGCGACTGGAATCTGACCACTGCCTCACTGAGCAATGGGTGAAAAACACCACAAGCCCCGTTCCAAGGCTGAGTTCTTTCCTCAAACTTCAAGCCTAACAGGTCAAGACCAGTAACATAGGACTCTTCCCACTTGCTTCTGCTCTCATGGTCAGCCTTAAATAGGCCAACAAGCTCACTACCCAACGCCTCAAGGTCTGCCTGGTCCATGTAATCAACCAGATTATCGTAATGACCAGGCGTGGGAGTTTGCTGATCGAAGTCCATCTCCATGACCATGTCTTCTGTTTGCACAGTAACTGAATCAGGGTTCTCGACTTCAACGATTATCTCTCCCTCTTCCACGGGAGGAGGGAGAGAACCGTTTGTATATAACGCTTTATCAACAGCCACTAGGTGTTTTCTCTGAATTGACCGCCTTTGATAGCAGCACCCATGCCACGAGCATTAACAGTCTTCACCTTTGGTGCGCCCATGTTCAGCTTGACTGCGGTGGTAGCTGTCCTACCGCCTGATGCCATCTTCTTTCGGCCCTTGTCCATAGTGCCAACAGCAGCGAACTTACGGCGACCCATAGATTTCTCCATGCCTTCGCTTTCTTTCCTACGGCTCTTCATTGTCTGACCGCCCTTTTTCTTCTTGAGCATCTTGCCAGTCAATACGTCTTCGCCCATAGCCATTCGCTTATGCTGAGGTATCAGCCTAGACATTCCTGTTTTCTTAGCGGCAGCTTTCTTGCGATTACGCATGCCCAATGACTCGTCAAGTCGATCATTGTAGCCCTGCTTCTTCGCCTTGCCGCCCTCCTTCATACCCAGATCAACAGCTTTGCGGCGAAGTCTTCTCATCTCATCTGCCGCATCATCTTGCCTGGCTATTACTCTTGCCTCTTCATCGCGGAGGTTACGCCTCATCGAGGCCTTACCTCCACTACGCATTCCCTTTTTTGGGCCAGCTTTTTTAGCCATACCCCCTTTTTTCATAACCTTTTTCTTCATAGGGCCAGCTTTCTTCGCCATGCCGCCCTTCTTCATCATGGGCTTTTTCTTCATTGGACCTGACTTCTTAGCCATTCCACCGCCCATCATGCCAGCTTTTTTCTTAGCAGGAGCCATCCCGCCGCCGCGCATTCCAGCCTTTTTCTTGGCAGGCATCATGCCCCCGCCACGCATACCCGTTTTTTTCTTCGCCATGCCACCACCGCGCATGCCGCCCTTCTTCTTAAATGGCCCTGACTTCTTCATCTTGCAGTCTCCTGTAGAATTCTTTACGCACGGCGTACATTTCCTGCACATCGTATGTATCGAAATAAGTCTTGTAATAACCCTGATTAATTAATTTTTCCGATGCTTCTTCAAGCTTGGAAAGTCTCTGTATAAACACTATCGCATACTCAAGGTCACTTTCCCCTTCAAAAGTGCCATCATCGATCAGCTCATTGGCATCATCGTAGGGATGAAAACCCATGACCCAAAAGTCTCTTTCTTTAAAACAATGGTCGGAGATGTTCTCATTGATAAAGTCTAAGTTGTCGTGGAAATCTTCAGTCTCCTCGACAAAATTAGTATCTACCAAGATTACCAGATCGATATCATTATCCCAGTCATTCAGATACTTATAGATAATCTCGTTATCGTAAAGCTCTGTTTTAAAAGCAAATTTTACTTTCTTATCCTTCCACGCTTTCTTCGCGTAAGGGCAAGCTGGAATATTATTAAAATCAGGGTTAGGTGGTTCGAGCTGCTCCTTGGACCAGCGTCTGATTTCTTTTTTTATTTTATTTTTCAGAGACTTAGTAATCATCTAGTAGTAATTAGCCTCTTGGTAATACATCTCTTCTTCAGGTTCATCTGAAGCCAGACGTATAAAACCACCCTTACGAAACCTAAGCAAAGCCTGGGTGGATGAGTCTACCAGGTCATCATGCTCCCCTGAGGGGAAGGCAGCAAACTCATTCATCACCTCTTCGGCAAACCTTGTCTCTGGACACCACACCATGCCAGAGGCAAACAGGTCTGCCACGGAATTAACCCTGGCTATCTTGTCATTACCCCGTGAAGGAGTGAATTCAGATACGGGTATTCCCATTGCCCTGAGCTCAAATATCAAGGGCATTCCTGTGGCTTTTGCTTCTACGATGAAAGCATCTGGCTGAGTCTCGACATACATGTTGTATGCAGTCTTCTTCAGCTCAGGAAACTCAAGGCGTTCTTTGTACGCATCCAATAAGATTATATTGGCTTGAGTTACACCATCATCATCAGGCAGATAGAATACTCCCCAGGTTGTGCAAGCTGAGTAGTCAGAACGCTGCGTCTTCAAAAATGCAGTATCCCAAGACTGTATAACAAACTCACACTGAGGAGCATAGTCATGCTCCCATATCTGCCACCACTCCCGCTTCACCAGAGCTCCCTCCTCAGAGGTGGGATTCTGCTGATACTGAGCCATCCACTTAGATGCAGGTAGCTCACTGCGTAAAGAGATAAGCTCCTCTAGCTTCCAAAACTGGGGCCACAAGGCTTTCTCTTTGGCGGTGTTCTCATAAAAGATAGCGGGAAACTCAATAACCTCCCACTCATCCATGCCTTCTCTTTGCGTAGAAGACTTAATAATCTTTCCAGTCAGATCACGCATATGCCATCGCGTCATTACGATGACAATAGCACCACCTGGCTGAAGTCGCTGACGAGGGCCGGAAGTGTACCAGTCATAGGTTTTATCGAAGACTGAGGGGTCAGCACTCTGTCCTTCCTGCTCACTATGGGGGTCATCAATGATGAGCAGGTCTGCACCTTTACCAGTAACAGCTCCACCAACACCGATAGCGAAGTATTCACCACCTTTGTTGGTACTCCATCTCCCAGCAGCCTTGGAGTCGGCCCTTAATGCCAGCTCTGGGAAAACCTTTTTGAAATCATCATCATCGACCAGGTTACGAACCTTCCTGCCGAATCCCACGGACAACTCTGCGGTGTGCGCGGTCTGAATAACTTTCTTCTCAGGAAACTGCCCCAAAAACCAGGCAGGCAGTAAATACGAAGCAAACTCGCTCTTGGTATGGCGCGGGGGCATGTTCACTATCAAACGCTTCAGCTCTCCACGAGCTATGCGCTCAAAAGCATCAGCCATGATTTTATGATGCTCACCATCGATAAAAGCAGGCCACATGCCCCTAACAAATTCTATGAAGCTAACCCTGGAATCTTCACGTTTCTTGGCAGATTCATATTCCTCAATCAGCTCAAGGAATTCTGCCTGCTCAGATACAGGTAACCTACTGATCTTCTCCAGATCAGATTCTGTTAGGTTCAATTATCCCCCTATAAGGTAATAGTATATTAGGTAATATTCTATAACCCTATCCAAGTAAAAAAAACCAATGACCTAATATATATTAGGTAATATAAAACCTGATAGGCACAATAAGGATAATTGTATCATATGATGCCTATTGACAAGATCAGTGTCAACACTAACCCCTTATCGTCGAAATTTTGCAAAAAATTTTTATTGCTCTGTGAACCTATTGTTTTATTACGCAAAAAGGGTTCAAGTTACAAAATCGTTTGAGTGAAATACTGTGCGTAGCATGGCCCTGGCATGTGCGCGCTAGGGGGGGGTGGGGTAGGAGCCAGGTGTCGTTCTATTAGGCATCAGGTATCACTCTATAGAGGTATCAGGTATAACTCTATAGAGGGGTCAGGTGTATTGACTTAGTGGAGGGAGTCGCTGTCTGGCTGGGATGCTTTGATCTGATCAAGCTTTGCCTGGAGCTGTGCCAGGATATCCTCACTGCTTCGCTCTGATTTTATTTCGACGGTGTCCTGGAATACGCCACATGTTCTCCCTAGCTCTACTGTCGCTCTCAGCCTGGTCTGGTCTTGTGACTCTCCGTGATCTGCTAGGTGTCTCAGTTTGTTCAACACCTTATCCTTGTCAGACACTGCCTGTGACAGGGCATGGCTATGCGTAATAGCCTTCCTTCTCTGAGAATACTGCTCAATCAAGGGGGCGATATGGGGGTTTGCTGCAAGCCTGGAAGCTTCCTTCGCTATGCTTGTGGGTTTCATCTTCTCTGCCTGATAGCTTTGTTTGTAGGCCTCGCTGAGGCTGAGCCCCGCACTGCCCACTAGCGTTGCGAATAGATGCTGTTTAGAGGTGACTTTGTGTGCCATCGCTGAATACTTCCCAGGTCCGATATCCGCACAGGATAACCCCCACACAGCTATCGTGCAAACAAATACCTCAATCAATTCAATGACTTACCTAATAGATCAATGCGTTATAGGTGACCAGGTCACAATATTGATAACCCGATACAGGTAAACGTCTAGCAGTGATGAGCCCATAAGCCTAATAGATTCAATGACTTAAAATTTATTTTCACTTCCAGGGAATAAATCCATTCTCTTGTGTGTCTATTGGGTAATAGATTAATTTAAAAATTGATCTAATGTTTTGTTGTGCTCGTACGATAATGTCTGTACTATCCATTTTCGAGTCAGGCGTAAATTTTTAAACAGGAGGGCAGAGACATGGCATACATCAAGATCACTTATCACTATGCTCATGGGCCATCTCACACAATGAGGCTACC